TATAAATAGTAATAAATAGATACATGGAGAAAATCTACATGGATGTAAATAAATTTACAAGATCAGCTACTTTTGAAGCTGATACTTATAATGAACAAGAAAACACAATAGAAATTTCATTTTCTTCTGAATTTCCTGTCCTTCGAGGTTCCCTTGGTTGGGAAATCTTAAGTCATTCAGAAGGTGATGCTGATTTTTCCTTTATCGACTCTGGAAACGCACCATTTTTATTAGATCATCGAACTGATGATTATGAATATCATGTAGGTGTGGTGAAAAGAGCTTGGATTGAAAATAAACGTGGAAAAGCGTTAATAAAGTTTTCATCTGATGAAGAAAAGCAAGGCGTTATTAATGACATTAAGAATGGAATTCGCACTTCTATATCATTTGGTTATGAGAGAAGTGAAACAGGTACCTTGGTTGGTACGATCGAAGGCATTTCAGCATTTAAATACAAATTTAGACCATATGAACTCTCGAGTGTTAGTGTCCCAGCCGACGAGACAGTAGGAGTAAATAGGTCTATCGAACCAATTATTGAAAAGGAAGAAATAAAAATGGATACCCAAGAAATTAAAACTCAAGAAGTAAAAGTAAATGCAGATGAAATTCGTTCTATAGCTGTTAAAGAAGCAACTCAACGTGCTTTAGAAATCACTGCATTGTGCGATAAATTCAGTATGTCAGCTCGTTCTGCAGAATTTATTAAATCTGAAAAATCTCTTTTAGATATTAAAGCAGATATTTTAAATGAAGTGGAACAAAGATCAGCAAATATTGAAATCGAAAAGAAACCAGTTGACGTAGTTCGTACTGGTGCTCCAGCTGTTCACACTTCTGAAAAACCAAAATTTGACATCCGTAAAGCTTTGCTTGCTGCAGCTGATGGTGATTGGAGTCAAGCGGGTTTTGAACGCGAAATGTCACAAGAGCATTCGAACACACTTGGACGTGGTTGGACTCCTCATTCATTAGCATTTAGTCAATCTCAAGTACGTGCTGATGCAATTTCGAATGTCGCTACTGCAAGTAACGTAGGTAATCTTGTAAATACACAATACCGTCCTGATATGTTAATCAATCCATTATGGGCAAGCACTATTTTGGATCAATTACCAGTACAGAAAATGACTGGATTGAAAGATAACGTAAAATTCCCAATCGTTACCTCTAAAGCTTCTGCTTGGATGATTGATGAACAAGGTCCAATTGGTGATAGTGAGAAAATCACTACCACTACTAAATCTTTGACACCTAAGCAACTTGTTACAAAATCTGCTTTCACTCGTCAATCTTTAATTCAAACAAATCCAAATGTTCAGAATTTAGTTTACGAACAACTATACAAAGCTATTGCAGAAAAACTAGACAAAATGGTTTTTGCTAAAACTGCAACTGCTGGTGATTTAGACAGTTTATTCGTAGCTATTGCAACTGCTTCTCAAGTAACTGCGGGTGCTACTAATGGTGCTGCTCCTTCAAGAACTAAACTTTTAACTGTATTGAATGAGTTAGGCAAAAGAAATATTACAGGCACTATTGATTGGGCAAGTAATGGCTCTGTTGCAAACACTTTAGCTAATACTTTGAATGATTCTGCAAACACTGCAAGTAACTATATCATTCCTGCTGTAGGTAATGGTGATATGTTGCTTGGTAAAACTTTGTATCAATCAAACAACATTCCTTCTGATTTCACCAAAGGAACTGGAACAGGTCTTTCTGGTATTATCGCTGGTGATTTTAGTGAATGTGTTGTAGGACAATGGGATACCATTCAAGTTGAGATTGATAGAATTTCAGGTGCTGATAATTCTTTAATCTATGTACGTTCTTACAGCTTCTGGGATTTCGTTATTAAACGTATCGAAGCTTTCCAAGCAATGAATGACATCATCACACTTTAAGCTTATAGCGACTGAGGATAGGGGTTAGTGCAACGCTAACCCCAAAACTCTTATGAATATATTAAGTGATTTAGATTATTGGGGAATGTTGGAACCTTTCAGTTCTGAAGTGTGTTTTACGTTAGAGAATGGTGCTCAGCTAGATGTAATTGCTGTATTTGATAATATGAAAGATATTTATGATTCAGGTATTAAAGTTGCATCAACTACACCAAAATTAACATGTCGTTCAAGTGATGTTGAAGATGTAACAAATAAATGTTCTGTTTATATTGACGACGTTAAGTATCGAATTAGAGTTGTTCAGCCATCAAGTTATGGAATTACTGACATGGAGTTGTTTAAATGATAACACCAATAATGGAAGATATTACAACTTTGTTGGGAACTTTACCTTATGAGTTGAAAGAAGCTCAAATTGATCCTTCTGAATTAGGTGATACACCAGCATTGAATGTTAGGCTTGAATCTGAAGATTATACATCAATTGCAAATGACCCAATATTTGAAACCGAGACAGTAGTTGTTATAGAAGCTGTAGCTACAAATTCAAATACATATTATTCTGATATTAAAACAATTGTTAACAATATCTTAACTACTTTATTAACTAATGAACATTGGTTTAGTAAGTACGAATATGTTAAAGGGTTTCGTGTTAAATATAAATACGAAAATGCCGGTGAAACAAATGTTGCGGCTGCATTGATAATGATTACAATTCAAAATTCTGAGATATTTCAACCAGTTATTGAACATACTTTTAATACAGCTAAAATTGACTTAGATGATGCTTACCCATTTGATGAATATTTAGCAGATGAAGGCCCAGATGGAAGAATTGAAATAGAAGCCCAAATTGATCTTCCCCAAACTTAAAAGGAATTAACAAAATGAAAGTTATCGAAACAAACAGAATGGTTAATGGAGTTCCAGCTAGATTGAGAAATCCAACAACCGGAAAACACTTTAACGCAGGTGAACCTATTGAGTTAGATTCACTTGATTTCGAGTCACAACAATATTTACTTCGAGCCTTACAACAAGGTGACGCAGCTGAATATGTTGAAAACACAGTTACACAACAAGGAGAATAATAAATGGCAACAGGAAGTGTTTCATTTGACCAAGTGTCAAGCAATATTCGAGTTCCAGGCTTTTACGGCGAGGTTTCAAATTCTGCAGCAGGTTATTATTCTCAAAATTTAGTTGCATTAATTATCGGTCAACCAACAACTGCAGGTTTATCTGTTGTTCCTGAATTAGTAACAACTCCTGAAGCTGCCACTGAACGTTATGGTGCTGGTTCAATGTTAGCAAGAATGATTAGTGCATTTAGGAAAAACAACGAAGATACCGAACTTTGGGCTGTTCCTTTAACAGATGCTGCTGGTACTGCTGCAACTCATACAATGACAATCACTGGTACAGCTTCTGCAGCTGGAACAATATTCTTATATATTGGTGGTGAATTAATTCAAGTACCTGTAGCTTCTTCAGACACAGCAACTGCTATTGGTGATGCAGTAGTTTCTACTGTAAATGCAAACGTTCTATTACCTTGCACTGCTGCTAATGCTTCAGGTGTTGTAACCTTTACTGCTAAAAACAAAGGAACTATAGGTAATTTAATCAATTATCAAGTTAATTTTAGAAGTGAATTAGGTGGAGAAAAGTTACCTGCTGGTATTTCTGTAGTATTTGCAGTTGATGAAGCTGGTGCTACTGACCCAACTCTAGCAACTGCAACGGCTGCTTTAGGTGATTTAGATTTTGAATATATCATTCACCCATACACTGATACAACTAGCTTAAACACAATGCGTGATTTCTTATCATTGCGTTGGAGTCCTAACAAAATGTTGTACGGTCATTCATTTACAGCTGCCCAAGGAACATCAAGCCAGTTATATACCTTAGGTGATAACAGAAATGATGAACATCAAACAATTTTTGGTGCATATGGAAGTCCTACATGGTCTCCTGAAATTGCTGCAGGTGCTGGTGGTGTAGCTGCTAAATATCTAAACATTGATCCAGCAAGAACCCTTCAAACTCTACCAGTTGTAAATGTAGTTGTTCCAAAGAAATCTAATTGGTTCACTCAAAGCGAGTTGAACACCTTATTATTTAACGGTATTACTCCATTAAATTACACAGGTGGAGTTGCTCGAATTGTTAGATGTATT